GTCGAACAGATTAATTGTTAGACGAATTTGTTTATTTATAGTTATATTATAAATATTTTCTTTAAAGTATTGCTCTAAAAAGACAAAACTCTTTGATATAATTGATTTCTTTTTATTCAATTTAAATCCTAAAGCCTCATATAATTTTATGAGGTTTTCGTATTCAATGCGGGCTTGAGCCCCACTTGTAATTTCACGGTTCAGTTTATATACTGAATCATCAGAAAACATGATGCACTCATTTTGTTGCATCATAGACACACATATATGTACTAGAGTATACATATGATTTAGCATTCCTAAACCCATTCCGCGTTTAGGCGTTTCAATTCCATGTTCAGTATAAACGTACTGATCAGATAATAATTCTGAGATTCGATTAAAATCGATCTTTAAGTACTTCGTCAGAATTTTATTTACAATTCTGATAAGTTCATGAGGAAGAGTTAATCCACTCTTGCTTTGATCTATCATCACGTAGTAGCCTTCGTGATTCATTAAATAAAGAATTTTGCTATACAATAATTCTTGTCCACACATCCCATTTCTGGGCATATATCTAATAATCTGTTTATAAAGCAGATCATAATATTTTAGCAAGCACCTTGTTTCAGGTGTTGCGACGTAAGAGTCTCTTTCGTTAGCGGGAGAGACAGAGATTATAGATCGTTTAAATTCGACCCTTTTAATTTTGAAGAATGATCCTTCTAAGAGCTCATTTAATTTCTTACGCGTTGCGACTCTGAGTCGTACGCTTTTTCCTTCAGAAGGTAACCATACGTTACTTTCTTTTAAATCGCAAACGATTTTATAATTGTCTGCTATTTCCAATGTCTTAAATCTCAATTGACTAAGATAAGTATCACATGCAGTCTCAAATAATGTAAGAGCCTGATAGTTATATTTCGGTGATTCTCTAGTCACCAAAAAGTCATCACATCCCCTAATCCAATTAGGTAGATTATCTTCATGCCACATAGAGTCATAATCTCCAAATGTGTATAATTCTTTGCAATAGACTTTTTCGTCTATTTCTTTATTCTCTTCATAAGTATTTTCACTTATGATATTTCTTAATTTAAATGCTCGAGCATTCTTAACTTGATCACAGAAATCACTATCGATTAATGAATTGAATAAGATATCGGTTCTTCCTATATCTTTATTATTTATCATTTGTACTATTATGT